ACATTACACAGGTAGCATAATGGTAAACGCGCCAATAACTAACGCTTACGGAACTGTTACAGGCAGGTTTCTTTTAGCAAAACCCGACGGCTCAGACGAAGGACTTGAGCTTGACTGGGTTGCTGCCGGCGGGTCTGTGCTCTTTACCCCAGCCCCAAACTATATTGTTAACACTCAACTTGACTTAACCTTTTTGCCAACAACTTTTGAAGCAACAGTTGACTCTGAAGGCTACATTTTAGGTGAAGACGACCAACGAGGCATTAGGCTTTTAGCCACAGACATTGAAGAGAATAACCCAGTCGATTGGACTTGGAAAGTAGATTTCAGACTTACCGACGCTGAAGGTTCACCAACTCGCCCAATTCCACCTTACTCTTTTAACTTGCCAGCTGGAGAAACTGTTGACTTAACATCAGTTATGCCTTTACAGGACTCTAGCGGTGTGCTTTACTTACGTGGCGACCGTGGACCTGAAGGCCCAGAAGGTCCTCAGGGCGAACCTGGAACACCTGGTGGCCCTCCAGGCCCTCAAGGTCCAGAAGGTCCACGAGGTCCACAAGGAGCCCCGGGTTCTGGTGCTGGTGACTCAGCTTATGTTGTTGCATTACAGAATGGTTTTGTGGGCTCTGAATCAGAGTGGATTGCATCACTCAAGGGTGATAAAGGAGATACTGGAGTATCAATCCAAGACGCTGAGATTTACAATAATGAACTTACCTTGTTTTACGACAATGGCACTGCAGAAAACTTAGGCAGAGTTGTTGGCTATGACGGGCAAGATGCTCCATATATTGAAAGCGCAACTGTTAACACAAGTGGCGTAATGACGCTCAACATGAGTGACGATAGCTCAATATCTGTTGATGGCGATGTTCGGGGCCCTGGATATACTAGCGCAAATGTAGAAAATGGGGTGTTAAATCTTTATAAAACAGACGGAACCGGTTGGGAAGAGGTCGGCTATGTAAGAGGCCCTCAAGGCGAGGTCGGGGCAATAGAAGCAGGAACTGCTACTGCATTAGACTATGGTGAAACGCCATCGTTGAGCATAACCCGAACAGGGGATTATGGTTCTGAAAGAAATGTTTTAAACTTTGGGATACCAGCTGGACCAAAAGGCGACAAAGGCGATAAAGGGGATACTGGTGATCAAGGCCCACAGGGCGACCAAGGTATTTATGCAAACAATTTCCTGGTTGAAGACGGTTATTTAAAATACAGAACCTTTAACCCTGCAACTCAAACCTCAAGTGCTTTCTCTAATGCTGGATATGTAGTGGGGCCACAAGGCCAAAGAGGGGTTGAAGGCCCAACTGGACCGAAGGGGGAAAAGGGAGATACTGGTCTTAGTGCGTATGAGCTAGCAGTTAATGAAGGTTTAAACTGGTATCAAGATTACGATCCAGATGGTGAATTCACAGACTATAATACCGGAAAAAATTATAACCAAGTTTTTGTTGATAACGAGGCAGATTTTATAAGGTTTGTGGTTAGAGGTGTAGATGGAAACGATGGAGTAGGTCTTCCAATTGGCGGAAGCAGAGATCAGGTTTTAGCTAAACTAAGTGATACTGACTACAATTTTGAATGGGTAACCTTAGTCACATCATCCAACGTTGGAAGCGCAGTTCAAGAAAGTCTCCAGGAAGAGATAGAAAATGGCACGGTAGCCGCTCCTGGGGTTGGTGGGACACCGTTTAACATGGTGGCAGGTAGACAGCTAATATACGGGTCTGGTTCGGCTGAAAAGATAACAAACAACATAAGTTTTCTTGCAGACCCTGCAGAAGTTCCATTTGTTGACCAACCTGTAATCACTCTTACGACTGATGTAAAAAATATTTTAGCTACAGTTTCCAATGTTACAACTACAACAATGACGATAACTTTGAAAACAATTGATAACGTAGCTATTCCAAATAACACCCCAGTAGTAGTAAACTGGTTGGCTGTGCAAATGAGACCAACATATTCAGATAACACATAACAATAAGGTATAATTAGTAAATGGCAAACATTCCAGACATCACACCACCAGACTATTCAACCGCAGTAGGTCAGGTCCGTCTACTAATCCCAGACGTTGAACAACTTGACGACCCGCGCGACCCAGAGGTAACCCCAGCTTACCTCTTCAGTGACCCACAGATCCAAGCGTTCCTTGTGCTATACAGCAACAACGTTAAACGTGCTGCAGCTCAAGCCAAACTCGTCCTAGCCACTTCTGAAGCCCTAATTAACAAGGTTATCAAAACCTACGACTTCACAACCGACGGAGCCAAGCTTGGTGCTGAACTTCGCGCTCAAGCAAAAATGTTGCAAGACGAAGCTGCACAAGACGACATGGTGGACTCTTTCGACACCTTCATGATTGTTTCTCCAACAACGAAATGGGATAACGATTGGCTCTAAACACTCGTCCAGTATTGCACCCTAAGTGGACAAGCCACAACGTTCCAGTTGAAGATGGCTTAGGTTTAGCGCACATCCAGGTCATTAAACCAAACGCTGTAGAAAAAACTTACGACGCAGTGAGCAACACTTGGACTGAATCAACTGCAACAATCTATGAAGGTTGGGCACGAATCCAACCATTACGCCAGTCCACAATTTCTGAATCAAGCAACGACTTTGTGCCAATGACCGGTAAAGATGTTGCCATGTTCTTTAACCTTAAAAAGAATCTTATGGAAGACTGGGACGGCGAGCTAGCAGATATCCGCCCAGGCTACGAAGTTATTGTTATCAGCGCAGTCGCAGACCCTCTTCTAACAGGTTTCCAATACACAGTTAAATCGGTAATCAACAGTTCAAACTCTTGGTCACGCGGTATTACCTGTGAGGTGAATCAGGAATCGAGGCCAGTCCGTGGCTAGAAGATCAACAATAATAGACGCAGAAGCTTGGGTCGGCAAACAAGAAGAAAAAGTTCGACTCATCGTCGGCAGAGCGGCACGTCTAGGTGCTGAAGAAACACGCAAAAACATTCTTGGCGGTTCACCAACAGGTTCACAATGGCACGTAATGATAAACAAAATGCGTGGAAACCAGTTCGGCGCTCGTAAAGAAACTGGTAAAATGTTTGAGAGCGTAAAGTTCTCAAGACCACAATGGAACACTGAAACAAAAATGTGGGAAGCCTCATTCGGTTTCCCATTTTCCCCGACAGGGTTTGGTGGAATCCGAGACACTCGCTCATCAGCTAAATACCAAAAACGTGTAGACTCTATGCGAAACCCAAAGTTTCGACCATGGGCTGCAGACAAAAACTATATTGCAATGCAAGAATATGGTTCTGAAATGCCTGGCTCAAACGTTAAAGTTGGTATGCATGCAACGCGCAGAGCCTTAGTTATGGCAGAGAAATATGCTTTACAAGAACTTGGCAAACTATACAAGAAGGGTAAGTAATGGCTCTATCACTACTCGCTGTGCATGACCAGATCACAACAAAGCTTCGAGAACTGCCACAAACAGTTTACGAAAACACTGCACCAGCAGATGACCAATTAGAATACAGTGGTGGCACTATGCTCCCCTTTATTGTGCCAATCTATGGCGGTTACGCACACGCCTACGAAGGCAGAGGCATTACAGGGGTAAGAAACGACCTTGGGCAAAGCTATGTCACAGTTGCTTGTGTGGGCCCAACCGAACGCTCGGCACGACAGGTCGCAGACCTCGTGCTCAATAAACTCACCGGTTTTAAGCCGGTGGACGCTGGAGAACTTAAGCCAGCACCAAATGCTGGATCCCTAGTATTTGACAATTCAATCAAACCGATTAAATACATTTCTGAAATCACATTTATATTTTTCGTAAATACTGATGTGGTATCATAGTATAAGATAAGAAAGGACCATCATGGCACTTTTTAAGCACAAGCTTACTGGAGAGATTATTGATGCCCCAGCGCATTATGCTCTTAACCCTGTATTGGGAAAGAACCTCATTCCAGTAGATGCAGAAGCTCCGGCGAAGCCAGAGAAGAAGCAGAAGAAAGAAGCTCCAGTGGCGATACCTGTTGAGGTAGAAGCCGAAGAGGGCGAAACCCCAACCATCGAGACTAACGAGGAATAAAAACATGGCTACTAAAATGCTACGCCCAAATGTGGGTATTTACGTTGCAGCCGGAGATGCGTTCGCTGACTGGAAGGCTCCTACCCTTACAGAAATCACCGACGCTACCAAGGTATTCAACATTTCACAGGCCGTCACTGACGACTACACACTAAACCAGACTGAATCACAGTCGGACAACTCGCTGTCGATCGTTGACAACGCAGATGTTACCACCCCAACCTACTACAACTACGAGGCTTCCCTTGATGGTTTCCGCGACGAGAACCTAACCGCTACTTCGGTTTACAACAAGTTCCGCGACCTATTCAAGACCGCTGATGTTAAGTATTACCTAATCAAGCGTGTTGGTTTTGAGCACGATGCAGCTTTTGAAGCTGGACAGGAAATCAGCATCTTCGGTGTGAAGACTGACTACCCAACTGAGCTTATTGGCGATGGCGAAATGGTCCGTATGGGCGCTCGCTTCTTGACCACTGGTGAAGTTGCTGTTAACGTTGCTGTTGCTGCTGGAACTGCTGGCGTTGGTCCAGAGCTTCGCACAACTGTTGGAACCAAGTCTACCTCTAACGGTAAGATCAAGGTTACATGGGTTCCTGTTGCTGACGTAACTAACGAGTCTGCATTCCTTGCATCTCCTGACATTGCTATCCTAAACGACGGAATCGACCTAACTGCAGCTATTGCTTGGGACGGTTACGACCTTGGCGCTCAGGACTCGAACAAGATTGACGACCGTTCAATCATCGACGAGGGCCAGGTTCAGGTTCGTGGATTTGCACAGTTTACTGGTTCGCTAACCTTCTTCCGTGAAGGTGACCTAGAGGACACCACTGGTGCATACGCTATCGCTCGCGAAGCTTTCAAGGCTTCGACTGATGGCACACGCCCACAGGGTTACTTGGTTACACGTATCAACAAGCCTGCTGCTGGCGCTTACGCTGACGCAGAAGTTGTTTCTGTCTACAAGTTCATTGCAGACGCTTACATGGACAACACCGAAGGCGAAGACTCAGTTAAGTTCATGGTCAACTTTGCCCCACAGGGTAAGCTTGGCGTGATGGTTTCGACCACTGACTAAGTTTAAATAGACCGGTTGGAGCGGGGACTTGCGCCCATTTGCCCCGCTCCAACCTTAAACTTCCACAATGGGCAGTTATACGAAAGGCGCAATAATGAGCGAAGAAACAACAGCAACAACTGAGCAGGTTCCAGATCAGGTAGCGGAAACTCTTGCTATCGTTAAGGAAGCTCAGGCTAAGGGAGTGTTTAACCTCAGTGAGGTTATTAAGGGACGTGGGTTCCCTACAAAGGATGTAACAATTTATCTTGACGCTGAAGCGGCGTTTGATCTTGCCCAAATTAATGAAGAGCTAAACGGCTACCTTGATCTTGATTACCAGAAAGAACTTGAAGCTAAGGCTAAGGTTTTGGCTGACAAGATTCTAAAGTCGGCTCTTACTTTCACAATGCGTGGCGTTAGCCAGAAGATTGTTGACAAGGTTATGGCTGAAGCTAACGAAAAGTATCCTCGTGATGACGCTAACGGAAACAACCCTGAATGGGTTAAGTTCTATGTGTCAAGCTTGGTAGCACAGAACATTATCCGTGTTACAGATGCTGAAGGTAACGTTGACGAGCACTTGTTTACTGTTGAGGAAATGTATGCTCTTCGTGAAGACCTTACCCGCGATGCTTGGGATGTGCTTGCAGATACGATGCAGAAGCTAACTCTTGCTAGTGGCTATTTTGAACAACTAACGGATGCAGGTTTTTTACCGAAGTCTTAACCTGGGAGGGCAATCGCCAATATCTCGTCAGAGTTAAGACTGCCGTTAAGAATGGGATCCGTCCGGTCGCTATGCTGTTCCATGAGCAGCCTAGCGACCCTTGGGTTCCGTTCGACTTTTTGCTTTTAGAAGCGTATCAGACGCTTGAGGATGAAACTTGTAATGAGTGTGGCAACCCTATCTGGGTGTGCCGTAATGAGGACGCTTCCAATGTCGGTTTTAAGATTAAGACTGGGCGTTGTTTTGGTAAAGCGGAGCTTGATAAGTGGCTTGAAAAAGACTCTAAAAAGAAGACTACAAAGAAGTCTTATGGTGAGTATCCTTACATTGTGGCTTACACTTATGACAATGGTCCTTTGCCTTCTAGGAGCGATTATTTCCAGTCTTTAGCCGCCCGGGATAGTGTATAATAGGTGTATACACTTCGATAGGTAAGGATTGCTTTGGCGAACGAAAGATTTAACATATCACTCGGCCTTGACACCAGTCCTGCCCTGATTGATTTAAAGAAGTTTGGAAAGCAAGCACAGCTTGAACAGGAGAAAATTCAGAAGCGCTTGAGCGGTATGTCTGTAAGCGTTGACTTGGCTGACACTGCTGCTGGTGTAGACAAAGTTATTAGAAACATCGACCGTGTGCGAGACCGTTACAAGACTCTTAAAAAAGAAGAAAAAGCTTTAGGTAAGCTAATGTCGGCCGAGTGGAACACTATGTCTCCAGAGGTGAAGACCCAGCGTGGCGGAAAGATGAAGTCACTCAAAGCTGACATTGCGAAGAACGAAAGCGAACAGAAACAACTTCTTGGCGAATTCCGCAAAATCATTGAAGGCCCAATCAGCCTTGTTACAGGCTTGCGCACAGAGTTAAAGTCTGCGAAGGCAAAGCTTGCCGCAATGAAGCCTTCAGAGGCGCAGCTTGACATTGCTTCAGAGATTGAAGGCATCACAAAGTCTGTTACTGACTCTCACAAAAAACTTGCAACTGTTCGTGGAGAAATTAAAAAGATTCGCGAACAAGCCGAGGCTGAATGGAAAGCGGACAAAGATCCTGCTAGCCGCGCCCGTAAAGGCATTGTCGTTAAAATGCGTGAGAAGCAATCTCCACTAATCCAGCAAGAGAAGCAGCTAGAAGCTGAAATTGCTGCAATGACTTCTCGTGCAACAAAACTAAAAAGCAACTTCTCTGGAGCCGCAAGCCTTGAATACAAAAAGCTGGCACAACACGCTAAGGACATTCAGGAGTGGATTGAGGAGACAATTAAGTTCCAGTCCTACTTGGAAGTTACTTTAAGGTCCAACAATCTTCCAACAAACCTTGTAACTACTGCTTATAAGCCAAGTCAGCGTGGAACTAAGAAGAAGAACGAAGACAAGCCACTAGTAAACTACGACCCGCTTGCCGGGCTTAACGTTGACGGAGTTACTTCTTCCGTAGCCAGGTCTGTCGCTGAAGAGTTCTTGAAGAGAATTAAAAAGTCTAACATTCCTGGTAGCGGTGCGCTTAACGACCTAATCATTCAGGCGCTTGTTAAGCGTGATGTTATCACAGCGGAACAGGCCGCATCTGTTATTGCCTCTCGTGAAGCCTCCGTTCTGAAACTTGCTTCAGAAGCACTCGGGACGGGTCGAGGCGACAAAACAAAGGCTGCACTCAAAGCTCTAACCGCTGAAGCCGCCCCTGGCCTCTCAGGCCCAATAAGCCAAGACTTCACAAGCAAGAGCGGACAAGAAAGCAGTGAGTTTACTGCCGGTTTTGCTGACGCACTTAAAGGACAAATTGAAGCAGCCTTAGCTTCTGGCGGAGTGACCTTCACCGGCATTGGTGTGCGCAAAGAAGACATTGGCGATATCATAAGCCAAACAATGAAAACTTTAAACATTGAAGAATCAGACGACGAAGACACTGACAGCGAAATTGCTCAGGCACAGACACTCGGAGACATACTAACAGTTCTTGAGCAAAACCAAGACAACGACGAATCCGAAGCTATCACAAGGTCTCAATACTCTGCCGATGACAAAGAGAACGCCGATAGGTTGTCAAACCAGCGTCAAGACGTTGGTTTAGGTTCAGACATTATCACAGAAGCCGAAGCTCTTCGCAAGCAGGCTAAAGAAAAGAATGATCTTGTAATGACCATTCTTGAAATGATTAGCCTAGGCAATGAGGTTGGTGGTTTAAGGGGTTCAAGTATTGGGTCAACCTACGACCCAGAAACTGGAATGAACAGTCGAGGCATTGCACCGCTAGACTATATCGGTGGACTTTTCCCAATTGAAAAACTTGGCGAAGAATATGACCCAAACTTTGGTGGACTAACAATTGCGGCAGACGATTTCATTCGTGCATTCACTGATGCCACCGCTGCGCTAAAAATTATTAACAAAGGCAACACTAGAGGCAGTGTGCCTACTGCCGGCATTGTGCAACAAAACCCCAAACCATTCTACGGTTTAGAAGACGAGTATAGTAGCGAACTGACAAAGGTTGATCTTGCTACTGAAATTGCTCGACGTAACGCAGCGCAAGCCGCTTGGGATGCCCGTGCCTTAAAGGATGGAAAAAAGAAGGGTAGCACTCAGCTTGGATTTTCTGATTCCCAAGAAGACGTTTACGGCGGAGTGCCAAAGATTGGCCAAAGCTATGACATAACCCAAAAGATTTGGGAAATGATTAAAAAGATTACTATGGGAGCTCGCAACCCTGACCTCAAGGGAGAAGGCGGAAACGTTGGAAAGCTTGTAAACTCCCAATGGGATTCCTTCATGGCAGACCTCAAAAACCTTCCGGCTGGGGCACAAGACCTTATTGCAATAGCGGAACAGTTTGGTATTTTCACTGGAATGCTAACAGATAACCTTCAGACTTCTGGTGCGCAGCTTTCAAAGATTGGAATGGGTAACGCAAACATTCCTGACCAGAACACGCTTGAGAAACTTTTTGACCAAAACAATTATTCCCCATCATCCACGGTTAAGTTTATTGACCCAACAACTGGACAAGAAACATCATCATCAACTACTGGTTCAACCCCTGGAAGTTACATGGGTGGCACGGACATTGGTGTCCGAATGTTTGCTCCTATAGTTAAAATTCTGATGAGCCTTGAACAAGATTTTGCCGCCATTTACAAGGGCAGCTTTGCTGAAAAAATTGGTCAAACTGGATTGTTTAAACCAGACACGTTTACTCCAGCATCACCAACTGGACCTTACCAGCAAGGCCAAGAGCCAGTTGAGATGGGTTATGGTGAAGCTTTTGTAAAGAACCGTGACGCTTTCCTCAACTACATTGCTGAACGCACACAGCGTTTGATGATTGGCGACATTACTAACGCCTTGCCACAAGTTGATGCGTCTTTTGAAAAAGGTATTGGCACTGGGGCTAACGCCGGGCCTTACTCGCGTGGGGAAATGGCAAGCTATCGAGGAATGTGGAATGCGTCTCAAGACCCTTCTCAGCTTGGTTTCAGTGAGAACGCTAGAGACGCTGCTATGCGTGGTCGTTCTGTGCAACAAGATGCTGTCGACAAGTTTGGTGGATCAGTTTCAGACGTTTTCAGTAAGGCACAGTTTGATGCCTCTAAACCTTTTGCAGAATATTTCCAAAACGAATACAACAGGGTTGAAGACCTCCTAGTTCAGCAATTAGAATCTGGAGAGTTTGCCGGAGACGAAGAAAACCCAGTTGACATGATTGACCAGGTTAAAGCTGTTCGCCAAAAGTTTAACAAATGGATTTCTGAAATACTTGGAAGTTATGTTGATGATCTAGACCTTACTGGAGAAACTCCTTCGCTTAAGGAGTTAAAGCTTTCTGTTCAAGACTGGGCTTTGGGTCAGGCTGAAAAACAAATGGGAGAACGCCCACAGCCTAGAAACTTTAAAAAACAATCTATTGACCCTAAAGCCGCTGGAGATATTGTTGCTGGTCTGACACAAGGCTTATCAGCTAAAGAAAGTGAAATTGGCCAAGCCGGTGCAGACATGGGTAAAGCCCTTGGCGATGGTTTCGACGAACAAATTGGTCGCAACTCACCAGCCACCTACTTTATCGATGCTGCTGGCGACGCTGCTGAAGGTGTTATCGTTGGTTCACAGAAGCGTCTTAAAGATCTTAACGAAGCAGGCAAGGCACTTGCTGAATCATTCAGCTCTGGATACTCTGACCAGGCTAAGGTCAACGCTATTGCCAAGATCCAAGAGCTTGAAAACGCTGGACTAACAAAGCAGGCTGATGCTCTTAAGGCACAGATGCGTCAAGCACCAGCAGGTGACCCTAAAGGAAAGAATCTTGCAGGCTATAAACTTTCCACCCCAGCCGAGATCAAAGCTCGTAACAAGCCTGCGCTAGACGCTATTGATGCACTTAAAGCCGCAAATGAAGACCTTGTTGTGGCTCTCGACATTGAATCAACTGGTGCTTTAGCTGCCACCCCAGCCAAGGGGGATCAGCCAGCCAAGGGAGCAATGCGTAACCGAGTATTTGCTTATGGTGCCACCGCTGGTTTTGGCGAAGAAAGCCGCCAACCAAGCGCTGGGCGTAACGGTGTTGACATTGTTCGCCCTAAAACCGTTGGAATCAATCATAACATGCTCGTCCCCCCAGTTGACCCAAACAGGCAAGGCAGTGTCTTTAACCAGCAAGCTATTGCTGGAATTCTTGGTGATGGAACCCAAACCAACAAACAGCTTGTCGATTTACTTGGTAAGCGGATGGATAAGCTTGGTTACCCTGAGCGAAACAAAGAAGGTTCCGAGCAAGCTTATGTAGAACAGCTTGAAGACATTGCTGCTCTTTTGATGAAGCTTTACGAAACAGGAACCCCATTAGCTATTCACGGGCAAACACTTCCTGACCTAACAACCCTTGGAAAAGAGTTCGCTCACTATGGTATTGAAGCACCTACTGGTGGTCAAATGCGTGACTCTGGCATGCTTATTGAAACCCAAAACATGGCAACAATGCTTAATGGCATCTTTAAAGAGTTTGGTGAAAAGTTCTCGCAAAAACTTGGAAACATTTACAAGTTCTTCAGCGGCACTGAAATGGGTTCAGAGCTAACCCCAAAAACTGGAAGCACCCCTAATTATGCGCCAGGTGCTGAGGGAGCCCACGACCCACAAACTGACGCAAACGCTACCCTAGTTATTTTTAAATCCATGATGGAAGCTGCTAAACAATACAACGTAAAGCAGAAGGGTTGGTTCAAGGAACTTGTTGACTTCACAAGCGCAACCGTTAAAGACGCTTCAAGCGCAATCTGGGGAAACCGTCGCGAACGTGTAGGCAATAGTCCGCTAAAAGGCATGGAACTTCAGGCAGCTACTCATGGCGGGCAGCTCCAGCCTGCTGTGCCAAGCCGTAATACTCTTGTAACCCCACCAAGTTCACAGGACACATTGTTTGATGACGCTGAAATTCAGGCTATGCAAGACAGTGCTCAACGTCGACAGGCTTACGAACAGGAACTTGCAAGACTAATTGAAGAGCGCGAAAAGGAAAAGGCTCGCCTACAGCAAGAACGCTTAAAGGCTGAACGTCAATACAAGATTGACATGGTTGAACAGCTCATGTCAGAGAACAAGGCTATTGGTTTTGATAAATTAAGCGACTCTAAAATTGCTGGCAAAACTATCACTGAGGATGAAAAACCAAAGCTTGCTAAAAACAATGCTTCCATTGCTAAAGCCATGGAAGACAAAGATATTGCTCAAGGCGTAGCGGCGCAGATTGGTATGAACGGAAAGGTCCGTTCTTACTTTGAGGCAAAACTGCAAAAGCCTTCTCGCGAACTTGCTGATGAAATTCAAAAAGCTATTGACAAAGCAAAACGCGCTATTAATAAGATAGATGTTGAGGCTGGCACGAGAGTTCCTGAAGATCGCCCGAGCCGCAGTGGAGGCGGAGCCGGGAAGCCGCCTATCAAGACTGGCACACCTGGGGGTGGCTATTCTGATGAGCCTACTCCAGAGTATAAAGCTCTTGTTTTGGATTCGGCAAACCCAGGCAACCAAAACCGGGTTTGGATTGACCAGGAAATTGAGCGAGCAGAATTAGAAGCTAAGGCTCGTAAAAAATCTCTAGAAGCCCAGAGCAAAGCTGTCCAAGCGCACGAGAAGGTTGTTGCTGATGCTAACCGTAAAATGGTTGACAGCTGGATTTCAACACGTTACTCACTCTATGACGTTGCCAGCACTTATGAAGACATGGGCAAGAAGCTTCGTGTGCTCACCTCTTACATTCGTGAAGCGGTTATGGTTAACTCTTCTTACGAAACCTCATTCACCGCTGTAGAGCGTGTAATGCAACCGCTACCAGACGAAATCGATGGGATGCGCCAACGCCTAGTATTGATGACACAAGAGCTACCTGTAGCCTTTGACCAGCTAGCAAAGATCGCCACCCTCGGTGGACAGATGGGTATCAACGCTGACGGTATCAACAACTTCACCGAACAGGTTGTAAAGTATTCAACAATTACTGGAATGTCTGCTGACACTGTTGCAGAAAAGTTTGGTCGAATTAGTCAGCTAGCTGACATTCCGGCTGACGACTTTAACAAGCTAGCCTCAGCTGTTGCTTATGCTGGTATTAACGCTGTTGCAACTGACCAAGAAATCATTACCCTAACCGAGTCAATCGCGGCTGCTACTAACCTTGCAGGTTTTGGTGCTGACGAAACTATCGGTCTAGCCACAGCAATTTCCTCACTTGGTATTGCCCCTGAACAGGCTCGTGGTGTTATTGTGCGACTCTTTGGTGACATTGAGCGTGGAATGCAAAACGGTGGAAAAGAACTTACCGCTTACTCTAAACACCTTGGGCTAACAGCTGAAGAAACTAAAGAACTTTGGGAAACTGACCCACAAGCTTTTTTCCAGCGCATGCTTGAGAACTTGTCTAAAGCTGGAAGTATGACAACAGCTCTTGACAAGCTCAACATTGTTGAGACTCGTGAAGTTAACACGCTTCAGCGTTTGGCAAAGAACATGGACGTTTACAACCAGTCAATGGGTGACGCTAAAGAGTCTTACGAAAATGGAACCTTCTTGGGTGAAGCTTATGCTAAGACTCAAGACAACGTTGCCGCTAAACTTGAAATCTTAAACAACCAGTTAAAGATTCTTCAGGATAACTTTGGTGCAGCCTTTGCTCCTGGGTTAAAGTTTTTGCTTGACATAATGAGTGGCGCAATGGAGTGGATTAACAGGTTCACTGCAAGCCCAATTGGTAAATTTATCACTGGCATTGCAGCCGGCCTGGCAGCTTTGGTTGCAGGTTTTGTTGCTTACCAGGTTGTAACCTATAAAGCAACAGCGGCGACTCTTGCCATGAAAACCGCTATGGTTCAGATTGGCAAGATGGGTGGAGAAAACACCGGCATCAAGGGCCTCCTGGATGTGCTAACAGGTCAAGAGCGTATGATTATCGACTCTAACGGTCGACTACGCTCAATCACTAAGGACCGTCTCAATGAGATGAAAGAGCTTGGCAAGGTTGTTCCCGATGGAAGCCCTATAGACCGAGCCTTAAAAGCCAACCTTGATGTGCGTAAAGCCGCAAACCCTGGGTTAATGGATGAAGAGATCGCTTACAAGTCTGGAATGACCCTTGGTCCGTTGAGTGAGAACCCCGGAGGGCTTTTGCCGAACGTTGCAGAAGAACTTCAGGGTCCAAGCATTGCTCAGTTAAAAGAGCAGATTGAAGTTAACCGACAGCTTATTGAAATTCGCGCCAGGATTGCTCAACAATCTCTTGAGGCTTCAACCGGTTTACACGCTTACGCTATAGCTCAAGGTGATGCGGCCGCTGCCGAAAAAGCAGCCGCAGATGCAGCAGCTAGCAGTCGCGAAATAGGTCAATTAGAAAGCCTGGACAAAGGCTTGGCAGAAAACCTTGAAGCGCTAGAGACTGCATCAATTAACCCAGAAGCTGTTGTTCCTAAAGAAATTGCTACAAACGTTGACAAGAGCACCGAGTCTCTAAACAACATGGGCGCAGGTCTTGACACTGTTGCAACAGAGGCAGATAAGGGTAGCGCCGCTACTACTAAGTTTGGTAAAACTGTTGATTTTGCAACTAAAGCTGCTGGCGCATTAATGATTGTCTTAACTATCGTTGGGGCTGCTACGCAAATTTACAAAGATATGCAGATCAACCTCGAAGAGGCTGGTGGTGGCCTCGACTCTTTCCGTGAAGCAATCTACAAAGACACTGCTGCTTGGAAAGAAAATGGCGAAGCCATCAATACCGTGCAGAGCAAAGTCACAACCTCCGAGACTGGTCTAACAGCTTGGGCGCAATCTATGGAAGCAACCACTGGTTCTTCTGCAAAAATGACCAGCGCTATTACTGAAACAACTGACAGTATTACTGAGCAAACTCTTGCTCTTGGCGCTAACGCAATGGAATGGCTCGCTCAAGCAGCAATGAATGACGACCAGATTCAAGAAAAGTTTAAAAAATACTTCAACATGGGCAAGGACTTAGACAAGCTTGCTAAAGATGCAAACATAAGTTTGCAAGACATGATTGGTATGGCATTAGAAGACCCTGGGAATGGTGCTTCTAAATATCTCGAAGGCTGGTTCACTAGCTCTGCAGAGCTTAGAGCTACAGCCCCAGGCCTGTATCAAGACCTTTCAGACATAGCTTACGCTTTAGACGGCACAACAAAATCTGGTATTGAAAACTCCAAGATAATGAAGGCTCTTGGTAATTCCGTGGGGGCAGCGGAAGACGGTGCTGGAGATCTAAATAGTGAACTTGACAACACTATCGCTCGTGTTTACACACTTACTGATTATGTTGGGGACTTGTCCTCTATCCTTAGCGCCGCTTTCACTATTCGCTATGGCAAGGAAGAAGCAACTGATGCTCTAGCTGCTTCATGGGAAAACGTTAAGAACCGCGTCGACGAAGCTCGTGAAGCAATCGAAAAGATTAAAGACGAAATCAAGGCAATGACTGCAGACCGCAACATTCTTGAATACCAGCTCAACATTGCGCTTAAGTATGGCGACACTATGCGAGCTGACAAACTTCGTGCAGAACTTGAAGCAAAAGACAAAGAACTTGCTGACAAGAGCAAGGAACTTGGGACAGCTCAGGACGGTGCAAGCACTAGCCTAGTCGGAAATACTAAAGCGGCTGCTGATAACCGTGCTGTCATGCGTGGACTAATCCAAGACTACAACAAGTATCTTGAATCTCTTGCTAACACTAACTTGTCTCAGAAGGAATTGAAGAAGCGTTCAGACCAAGCTAAGGCTGACATGCTAGCACAGGGGCAGGCACTTGGTTTCTCTGCTGAGGAAATGGATCCTTATGTTAAGTCCTTTAAGGACTTCCGCACGATTGTTGACAAGCTTCCAAAGGAACTTACTCTTCGTGTTGATGCTGACCCTGGAACCCGTGCATTCATGGAATGGCAGGTTAAGCAAAATAACGGTGGAGGCTCAAGGAATAAGAAGGGATCTTCCAATGGAAACGGGGGCCAGTTTAACGGCCCTAGCTCAGACCCAAACGAAAATGAGTTGTGGAATGGCCCTTCAACTAAGGCATGGGATGGATCGTCTGACGTAAGGCCAGTCAAGGAAGCTGGTCAGGGCGATCTAGTCCTAGCTAGATTTTCAGATCTTTGGGCTGGTTTTGCAGATGTATTCAATGGCGATAGATGGAAAGCCTCTATGGATGCATCGCCTGGATGGGATAAAGATAGGGAGGATAGGACAAAGGAGGAGCAAGCAGCTATTGACTACTACAATGATAACTTCAATAACGTAAATGTAAATAAGGCTAAGAGATACAACGAACAGTATGATGAGCGCCTATACAAATGGGATCAGGCTCGTATTTATGGCGAAGCCAAACAAGAAGTAGATGAAGCTGGCATTCCTGGAAGAATGAAACGCACTGGTGTCACTGTGGCATCCCAGAAGGCAATGGCAGCTGAACATGCGTCAAAGTTCCCTGGTGAAATAAACCCATTCACTGGCAAACTAAATCCTGGTGAAGCAAAGCTTGTAGCTAGAAGTGGCGAAATCATTGGTAGCCGTTCAGCCATGTCAAGTGTAGACAACTTTAAGAACGTTAACTACAACAAGGCTAATGGGGCTCAGGCAGCTCGCACAGGTGCGACCGAAATCTTGAGCATGCATAGCAAATATCAGCAGGCAGGGTATGATGCTAACCAAACTGTATCAATGCTTAAAAAGAATGCAGCTATTCACGCAAAGCGTTACCCTGGAGAATATAACCCGTTCACTGGCCAGCCGAACCCTTGGCCAGAGTCGAAGAAGACGCTTGACGAAAAGGGCTTGGTTCCTTTGAAAACAAGGGGTGAACTTCACGCAGCTACTCACCCTGGAGAGTATAACCCTTATACGGGTCAAGTCAACACGGGCCCAATGGATGCTGAAATGGTAACAGCCATGAACAACAAGAAGACTCGATTGGCTCTTGGTGCAGAACACGCTCGACTATACCCTGGTGAATTCAACCCTTACCTTAATAAGGTTAACGACATGTTTAACACAGACTCTAAACAGGGTGCTGGGGATCTTGTTAGCGATGATACTAAGAAGGGTGGTGTCATCGCTAAGGTTAATAAAATTATGGACGAAGGTGACAAGCGCACTGCTCAGATCGTTAAGGCACAAAATGACGCTAGAGATGCGGCTCTTGGTTCGACTCTTTCTGATAAGAAAATTCCTGGTAACTCTGCAATTAACCCACTTTATCTAGAAGATGGTCAAACAAGCGCTGTTAAGAAAGATATTGGGATTAAAAAAGACAGCGTAAAATACATGGCTGAACAGATTGCTAAAGCAATTAAAGATTCTGCCTGGAACGGTGGCGTTGTCGGTTATGCATCCGGTGGTCTAATCCCTGGAAAGTCTCCACAAAACCCTAGAGTAGACAACATGCTAGCCGCTGGTCCTGGTGGACTGATGGCAGTTCGCTCGGGCGAGTTTATTCAAAACCAAAAAGCTGTTCAATACTACGGGCTGGACTTCATGAATGCTATCAACAACATGCAAATTCCACGCTACGCATCCGGTGGTATGATCGGAACAGTTTCCGGCGGAGGGTCAAGTGTGGTAGAATTATCACCTAGTGCAGTAATGCAGATTATGGCAATCGCAAACCGACCTGTAAACCTTTACAGTGACGACCGCCAAATTGCTAGCTCGGCAAACCGAGGCAACATGCTACTGGCTATGAGAGGAAGCAACTAATGGCCGCATACGATGGTAAAATTTGGTTTGGCAACGCCCGAAACGCTAGATGGGTTAAAGCACCACTAGCCGAAATGGGTGCGTCAGCAATCGGAAACGCCGAAGAACAACAGTTTACTAATGGTGGACAGTTTGTTAAAGCCTCTTTCGGTTCAGCCCGCAACTTTGAGATGTCTTGGGTGGGAGATCGTGCCGACCTGCAAGTTATTAAAGACTTCAAAGACGGACTTTATGGTGGTGGGCTAATCTACTGGGAAGACCCTTTTGCAGACAACATCCTACCGCCACACTGGGCCGCCCCCATGCTTACTGTGCGTGACTGGCCTAGCTTGATTTCCTCTGGCAACAAGCCAGAACCAATCAGCCACACAACGAACCCAAACAACTTTCCTTTCCAAAGCGCAAAGTATCCTGTAACAAACACTGCAGAAACTTCACGTTCTTTAACCCTTTTGATTCCTGAGGGGCACAGTTTAAGCATTGGCTTTGTTTATTCAAAAACTGGCACAGCAGCAATACGTGCGGTTAAAGTCAACCCTGATGGGACTGACGGGGCGACAGTTGTTTTGGGTGAACTATCAGCTAGCACTGGTTCACGTTACAGCGACACTTTCTCAAACGAAGAGGGCAACCCTAACAGGGTTCGCGCTATCCGAGTTTACATTTCAAGAACAGACAACACCTCTTCAACGATTACTATTCGCGGAGGTATGGCAAAGCTTGCAGCAATTGGTGGCTCTCACCACCACCAGCCGATTGATGTTTCAGGGCCTTGGAGCTCTGGTGAAGGCTTTACAGGTTGCACTATTGCTGGAGCCCCACAAATGAACTATAAAGGCGTTGTGGATGGGCGTAGGCTTATTACAATGTCTGTCAGCCTTAAGGAGATAGGCGCATGGCTGTAAAACTTGTCACTAAAGACGTTACAAGCAAAGCTGAAATTGGGGACATTCAAAGTTACAGCCTTTCGCTTGAATCAATACCAACAGACGCTACCGATTCCTCTGGCTCTACTGGCACATTAGACATTATAGCTCCAGGAACCTTCACAAAGGTTGATGCTAATGGAAACATTGTTAAGATCACTGGAAGCAAACGATCCACCGCTTTGCTGGGTCGTGAAGTTTATTTGTCTGATTACGGCATTTTTGATGGCGAACTACCATCCGACTATCAGGGACTTGTGCAAGGTAGAGGAACTTTTCACGGCACAGTAAGCTCAATGAACATTTCTGGATATAATCTGTCAATGTCGGTTGATGGGCCTTTGTTTAAAATGAATGCAGTTAAGAGCGCTGAACCACACTTTGGAGAAGGCAAAACAATTAAGACAGCTTTCATATATTACTGTAGCCTTGCTGGGATCACTGTAAACCCTGATGACGTTGATGAAGATTTTGCCACTCCAGTAGCATACCCAGGTTGGAAGGGCAACGTTTGGGAATATATGAAACAGTTTTGTGTCGCAAACAAAGCCGATATCCTGGTAGGCCCTGAAGGTAACCTAATGCTTGTGCCAATGGGCAGGAGAACGATTTTTGTTGATGAAGCAGCCGGCGTTTCAAGAAGCATCACAGCCTTAGGCGCATCAAGATCTGTAGAACTTTACGACTACGACTGCTCCTGGGAACAGGATATGGTTATCTTCTCAGCCAGCACAACATATCAAGTTAACATGGGCGAAAGAATCAAGGAAGTTGTTGACATAACAAACTCAACAACAACTGAAAAAATCATTCAACCTGTTTGTGTGCAAGCAATCCAACCAATCCCTTTCACCGGTGGCATAGCAAAATCCCCTTATGTTGTTGTAGACAATCTTAACATTCCGGTTTCACCACAGTGGTGGGTTGAAGCTGGGGGTAAAATTACTGTAAAAGTTTCTGACGAAAACCCTATGCAACTTGAAATCATTATTCAAGCACCAAACCAACCGAACTCAGCTTATACTGAACCTTTCCGCATCGCAGAGTATGACACTGAAACCCGCCCAGCTTTATATATTTGTGGCGAAGGAGTAAAAGTTACTAAGGTGATGCGCACAGTTGACACTGGGGCTGACAGAAACTTTATTGAAAAAGACAGCAAAGCAACTATTGACAACATTTTTATTAGCGACGCTAGTTACCACATGCTTCAAGCCGCAGCTTACGCTACCGGCCCAACAGTGGACTTAAGCCTGACTCTACCTTTTACACAGTTAGATAATGATTTTACTGAAATTGTTGGTGCAAGATTCTTGTATGACAACGGATATTATAGGGTTAAAACAGCAACAATTAACAATGCTTCTATATCTATTAACGCTAAAGTCGACACACGATTTGATGATATAATTAGTATATATTCTGTGAACTTTGATACTTTTAGTGAAACTTCTGGGTTTGAGTCTACAGATACTTTTACAACTTTTAACACGCAATACAGTGGTCAGGTTTTTACTGAGTTTAACGATGATTACCCGGCTAGAACATTTGGGCAATTGGATGAATACTATAGTGACATGACTTTTAATGACGCAACTATTTATCCGTTAGGAGATACGCTTTACAAGTATGGAAACTAAACCTTTATCTAACGCACCAGCGCAGATGCAACAGTGGTCTCGCTGGGTTGACACCCAACTTGATGAGCTGGGTGAAGGTGCTATACCTCTGATTAAAGCACAGATGGATAGGATTGCAGCTAACGATTTGCGTTATCAACAGAACATGGCAACACTAACTTTTCAGTTGAAATATATTATTGATAAGGTTCAGGAGTCTGCGGATTATGCAGCCTTTAAAGTTGAGATGGACAAGATCACTAACATTGGTCAGATTGCCCCTGAAGAGGTTGCCCCACCTGTGCAAAAGGTTGTTAAAATAAATGCTTCGGGTTCTGCTACTTGGAACTCTTATGGTCTTGTTACTGGCTCTGGTGAATATACTGACGCTAACATGTTGTATCAGGATGGTAGGGACGGTTCAGAAAAGGTTGGGTCTTTCTGGTTTTCAGAAGTTGACTTAGCGCCCCTCCGCGCAGCTAACGTAACAATTGATTCTGCAACATTATATATCAGAAACAAACATTTTTATAATAGTTCTGGCGGAACAGGCTATTTTGCTACACACTCTTATCAGGGCAAAACTAAACCGACCTCTTCAACAAATGCTTTCACCAGCTCCTTCAGCTATGGGCAGGCTAAAACTTTAAATCTTTCTAGCGGTGTAATTGCTGGCTTGGCTTCAGGTTCGGTTAGGGGTTTTTCGGTGGGTGTTGCTGCACCAAACAGTGTGGCTTCTTACGGTTATTTTTATGGTGCGGGATACTCTTCTAAACCATACATGATGGTTACATATACGGTTAGTTAATTAAGGAAACATAATGTCTGAAACAACAAACTTAAAGATTGTCGCACCTGACGCTAATAGCGTTCTTGTGCCTTTGCACAGCCATTTTGCGGCTTTGGCTAGTAGCGTTGACAAGGGGGTTACTGACCGCCTTCAGTTGAAGTATTTGCGTTACGAAACTGTAGAGGCTAGACAAGCCGAATATGAAGAGCTCAATCCAAGTCACCCAAGATTTGGAAAGGCCATAGATGAAACCACTGGAAAACCAGATCTTGTAGATGGTGACAGGTGTTTAATTATCGCCAACAAGCGGGAGTATGTTTGGAACGTTAACCCTTCAAGTGGCACTGGTTGGATGTTGCAGTCTAAACAGTTCACTTTTGACAGCAAAACAGTGATGGATGCTGTTTTACCTGAAGACCTTTACAACGGTGACACAGCTTACCTTAAAGATGTAGACCAGGTTTACCTTTGGAATGGGTCAGCTTGGTTGCCAGCTTTTGGACGAACCGCAACCTTCCTTGGGAAGCAGACTGGAACAATTGCTATGGCTACGGCCAACTCTAAATACACTTTAACTTTTAACTCAACTTTAGCAACTGGCGGTTTCACTGAAGCATCCGGCATTGTAACTGTGCCTTTTAACGGCTGGTATCAGATCGGTTTACAGCTCAACTATGCTAGCGCCGCTGCAGGTGCTAGGGACGCTATTGTTGCTGCAGGCCCTTCAGCAACTCCAGTTGAAGTTTTGATGCAACGGCAGAGATCTGACGTTACAACTACAGCTTACGTTAATCTTGCTGGCGCTGTTAGGCTTAACGCTGGTGAAATAATTAGAGCTCAAGGCGCATCTACTACCGCTTCGTCCACAATGACCGGCGCAGTAATCCCTTGCATGTTAACCGTCAACTTTCTTGGCGCATAAGATAGGAATATAAAATGCCAACTACCCCAAATGGAATAGAATACCCAGATGGTTCGAGTGCAATTACCCCGCTTGAATCACACTTCGAGAATCTAGCTGACACAGCTGACACCGCTATTACTGCTTTAAAGGCGAACATTCGTGGAGCAAACAGTGACGACACGATTTACACTTTAAAGCAAGCTATTGTAGCAACCGACACAAGGTTAGCTTTGAACCTGCAGGATGGTGCTGGTGCACCTAGTGGCGCTCCAAGCAACAGTGGCACTGAAGGATCAATGTATTACGACACCACTAATGACGCTCTATATATATGGGATAATTCAGAGTGGAAACTGATGTGGAATAAAACCCCGATTGTTAGAACAAACTTAACTAGCCCTGTGATTATCACAGCTGTGAACACTTCCGAATGGACTATAACTGATTACACTTACACAGAGAAAAATGGCATGGTGAACTTGAGCATAAACGTTAAACGCAAGGGTGGAGACCTTTCTGCCGGTAATATTGGTAACGAAAGTGTTTTCACAATTTCTTCAGGCTATAGACCGATTGGTGTTCAAGCCCCAGGCCTTGGCGGTAGCGCTGGGCCAGTTGCAGCCTCTTACATAAGTGGCTCCACTGGCATAGGTGTAATAACCGCTATTGGGTCAGCAATCGCTGACGAAGCAGATATAAACATGAACTACGTATTTATTAAGGAATAAAAATGGCAAAATCACAATGGCCACTAGATGGCAAACCAGGCAAAGCTTGGAAAGTAACAAGTAAATTTGGTTGGCGAGTCCACCCAAAAACTAAAGCAAAGAAACACCACAACGGTGTAGACATTTGGCAAGCAAAGAACCCTTCATACCTTGAAGCATGCTTCGACGGTAAAGTTGTTGGCGTATCAACCAGCACTGACCCAGGTGGCGCAGGTAACAAAGTTGTTGTTCAGTCAACTGTGATGGGCAAGAAAGTTACTTGGACTTACTTCCACATGGTTGCTGGTTCAATCAAGGTCAAGAAGGGTCAGCGCATTACTGCTGGAACTGTTGTTGGTAAGATGGGTGACACTGGTTTCGCGACTGGTAAGCACTTGCACTGGGAGATCTGGAAGGGTCACCTAAAGTCTCAGCCTATGGCCGGCTTCGCTTCGGGTAAAGGTTTTTACAACCCTATGGAGTTTACTAAGTCTGTTCTAGAGTTTGAAAAAGCACACGCAGAAGCAGACTTGGCAACCCCAGAGGACGCACCAGCAACTGTGCTACCACCACACTCTGTGCCGGTAGTTACCCCAGAGGCAAAGCCTGCAGCCCCAAAAACCGATAAGGTATAATTGAATAGACTATTAATATAGTGGGCGAGATTGGTATAAAATGGATCGCATAAAAGAAATCCTCGCCGTTGTTGGCACTCTAATATGGCGTGGATTTGGAGTATTCCTGTTCATCGTTGGTGGAGCCGCAGGTTCTGGTGCTGTAATTACTGGTGACCCTTTCACAGGTATCCTAATTGCATGGACAACTCTCATGTTAGGTATTCTTGGTGCTATAGGTTACGCTATTGCAACTACTGGACAGGCTTCAAAAGAGACTGTGCACGAAGCAGCGAACGACGCTATTCGCAAGTTTGAAGAAAAGAACAGCGACAAAGAGTAATGTCTGAGCAATCTCCGGAATTGTATGTAGCACTGGGTCGCCTAGAAGAAGGGATGCGCTCGGTGAGAGAATCACAGGAACGTATGGAAAAGAAACTAGACGCACAGGACGACCGTATCAACGAGATTGAGCTTGATGTGAAAGAGCTAAAAACGCAACGAGCAAATAAGTCGAGTAACATTGCTATCATGCTTGCTGTGGCAGCGATCTTAGTGTCGCTAGTAACAAGCTTTCTACCATAGGTAGGAATAACCCGACAAGAGAAAACCCCCAGTGTTTAGCTGGGGGTTTATCTTTTACTTCTTTGGTGGGTCTAGGTTGATTCGGTTAACCCAGGCTTTACCTGCGTCACCGCCCCAAGCATCCCAGGCTACACGCCCTGCACTTGGGTAACCTTCTTCACCAGAGCTGAAGCCTGTAGCTTTCTTGTCAACTGTGTGACGAGCGAAGTAAGACTTCATGCGGGCTACAGTGTCACGAGTTATTGGGGTTCCTGACGCTAGCTGTGAAGCTCGTCTACGACCTACGCTCGTAAAACCTCCACCAGCCTTACCTTCACTAATCCACTTTAGCGCTCGCTTTGCCGCACTTTGCACACCGGCTGGTGGCTTATATTTTCCATCTGCTGCTTCTTTAAATAATCCAAACATTATTCACCTACTGGCTTTCTCTTGTCGTTTGTGTAGAAACCGTCGCCTTTAAACGCTGGTGCAAAACCAAACTGTTTAACAACTATTCCTGAACACTTTTCTTCTTGACACAGTGCTGGGATTTTTGTTTCGTCATGCATCCCTCGCTCTTCCACTTGCCTGTGCCCACAAGTGTTGCATTTGTATTCATATACCGGCATTGAAATTCCTTCCTAAAGCTAAACAACCTATGCATTCTTTGTCTTCACACAAACGGTCGCAGTGTTGGCAGTATGCTCCACCGAAACCGTTTGCGAAGAACACGTCACCACAGTTGCAATATGGTTGGACCTCAACAAAACGTTCTGTCTCTTGGTCAAACACCATATAAATTATCTCAGGATCTGTTTGTCCTGAAACCTTTCGCTTTCGGTTACGACCCAAGAGAGCATTCCAGGCTTTGTGTCGTGCCCCGAGTATTCTTTGAAGTAGTGGCTTCCGCCGTCTATCGTTGGACTTTGAACCCATAGTGTGTTGCCCCAGTCTTCCTGTGCGTCGTGGTGAAAATGGAATGTTACTAATACGTCAGCCCCACCGACAGCGTGTCGGTTAGCGGCCATGGTTTTAAACCAGTTGAAGACCTTGTTGCGGACACCAGTTCCGCCACCTTTGCCGTAAACGTCACCATGTGTTGCGCCGTAAATCCAGCCTCGAACATTGGTTACGGTTGAGATTTCTTTCTCAGCAATCTCAAACGAAACATGCTTGAAACGTGGGTCGTTCTCGCAAGCAACTTGCGCCATCTCGAACACTAGCAGGTCATCGTTGTCACCAATTTCGGTGCGGTTACCAGTGATGCGGTGTTCACCATGGTTTCCTGGCACAACCTGCAGGCGAACCTTGTCGAAGTGTGGGGCAAGAATTGCTAAACCGTGCAAGATAGCTGTGACTGTGCCACGAACCTGCTCACGACGGTTACCGTCAATACCGAATGATTGTTGAGGATAGATTACACAACCTTCAATCATGTCGCCACCACCAATGATTACGAGTTCGTCAAGCTTGCGCCCAATCTTGCGTAGTTCTTGCACTCGTTCAACAGCCTGATGGAAAGCGGTGTCTAGTCGTTCGATAAGCGCAGCAGTTCCGCCACCCTCTTTCTTACCAAACTGCCAGTCACCCCAAGCCAGCACAAAGGTAGAGTCTTCACCTTGTGCATTCTTTTTGATTGGCGTGGCTGTGTTCAATGATTTGATTAGCTCAACAGCATTGATCTCTTCGCCAAGTGATTCGCTTTTACGTTCCACCGAGAAAGAGTAACTGTGCTTCCACAGCATCTTCTCAAGGTCGCGAGACCAATACTCTTTGTGAGATTCACGCAGGGTTCCACGAATTGCAACCTTGTCTGGGTTGTGCCCAAACTTTTGCAAAATACTTTCGTGTGAGATTCCCTCAAGGGCCATGTCGAGCAGGCCAGTGTTCCAAACACCTTTGTCTCCATTCCACGTCATTGACTGGTTCTCTTCTTCAATCATCTGACGGTCAGTGTTCTTGGGAACATAAACTCCCATACACTTTTTGCGGTGCTTGTTCACAGTGGTTGGTCCAATGTCGAACTTGCTTGCAATGTAGCGACTTGACTTTGTTAGTAGCATTGATTCTAGTTCTGCGTTTGGCAGAAGTGTGCATAGTTTACAACCCATTGATCGCCCATCCTTTCTTCAATGTAGGCATGTGCCTACTGTTTCTTAGGTAAATTATACCGTGTCTTATAGCATCGTTAGCGTGGCCTTTTCCAGGCTTGTGCATTCCTAATACTTTAAGTCTATCATCATCACACAAAGGTTTTTGTGTCGGCTGTTGGTAGGTTGGCTTGTTCGGCCACTCTAAAGCTTCTAACGCCCCAATAATGTAAACCGGGGATAGGTCTGGGAACTTGACGTTCATGCGTAGAGTGAAGTCTTCACACACAATCATGTCCCAGTTCCAGATCTCTCGCTCACTCTTATACCAGTCCAGGAAGCCGTCTAAACCGCCTGGGATCTGGTCAAAATGCACGAGAGAAGGTTCTGCGTCGGTTTGAAAGCTGAACACTGCTAACCCGGTTGTGCCACCTGGGTCAAGGCATAACATTGTTGTCATTAGAATGTTCCTGCCTTAATTTTGATAGCCCAGTCAACACCTTCGCTAGCAAGCTTCTCAACATGGAGGAAGCATTGTTTAGCTAAGGAATACTTTTCTCCACGCTGATACCTGCGATAGTGTGCGTCGAGAGCATACCTGCTTTGCGCAACGTCAATGAACTTGGCTTTGCTTTCATAGATTCCATTTTTAATACTATCCATTTTTTATTCTCTCCTTTACTCTGCGAATACGCCCAGCAACAATGTCTCGTGACACTGAAAGCATGCCAGCAATATCTGCTAAAGATTTTCCAGGGTTGTCTATACGCAACTTGATAACTTCTTTAGTTAACTCGTCTAAGTCAACAAAGCGTTGCAAAGCTTCTGTCAATACTTCCATGTCACGCTCCACAGTTGCAGTGGCTTTAGCCAGATTACTTTTACTGGCTGCTTGTTTAGCTTTTTCTGAAACTACTCTTGGGATTGGCACGTAGCCTCGCATCTCTCTGTTGGCAGTAATCCTGCGCTCACGAGTCGTAGTTCCACCCCAGATACCATCGAGGTCTTCGTCCATAGCTTTCTGTAAACACATTTCTTTTAGTGGGCAGACGACGCAAATAAGTTTTGCTAGAAGAATGAGAGTCTCGTTTGGAGACTCTTCATCGTCTGCAAAAAACATGTCTGGTTCTTCGCCCACACACGATGCAAGCTTAGGGTCTAAATACATTAAAGCTTGTTCCTGTAACTTGGGTGAGTGATCTGGCTGATGCGCTCTGGTTTAAAACCAGACCAGGTTCCAATGTTTGTTACCACGACTGGTGCAGCCATGTAACCGTCGGCTTTAAACTGTTCAACCAGTTCTGGCACACTAGCAAGGTCAACGCTTTTATATTCAAGGCCGGCCTTATCGAACTGCTTCTTAGTCATGTCGCACTGAATGCACTGTGGGTTTGTGTAAATAGTTATCATTAGTTTCCTCCAAAATGTTTACTGATTGTTGACTGGGCCACACCAGTAAGTCGTGACACCATGTTTTGTGACGTTCCGTTATCCACAGCGTTCTTGATATTGCTGTATGCAATGCGACCGTTGTGTTTCAGGAACAACACTTCACGCAAGTCTTCAAGCGTGTCCGGGTTTAACCGACCACCGCTCTTAGTGCTTTTGCGAGTGTATCCTCCGATGGTAGCATAACTGATACGCTTTTTGCAAATCGATTCTAACTGTCTGTTAGAGAAGATCTCATACTCTGCCAGGTTTTGAATCTGCTCAATGAGCAGGTTCCTGTCAATTTTGAGAGCGTTGTCTCGGATCCAGATTGCTAGATTGATTGCTTGTAAATTAATTATTGAACTCATCTACCTGTTACCTCCAAAAAGTTTCTCATGTTTTCTGTTCTTACTGCGATGCGAGCCTGCGACTTCAAAGCGTCAACCATCTCGTCGAACTCACGCTTACGCTTGTTACCAAACTTCTTGTAAGCTTCTTCATAACGCATACGACCACCCTTAGTGACAAGCAGTGCTTCAAGCTCGTCAACTTCTCGTTGCCACTCTGAAGCAGAGATCGAGTCAGCCATGCGAACAAGGTTCTTAAACCACTGCTCTGCATAGTGCACTGCAACTAGAACGTGACGTTCTTCAACTTCATCTGACTTGTCATACATTGCTAGCAACACAGCACACTTCCAAATGGATAGGGCTAGGCGCTGGCGTGATGGCTCAATCGATTCTTCGTTCGGGTGGCCAACAGTAAAGTTACCCATGTCCCACTTGAACTTGTTGAAACGAGCCAAGGCATCATCAGTCATCCGAACTGGGCGTGGGAAAGGTGCGCCTTTCTTCTGCCAGTAAAGAGTGCTGTCATACAGGGTGCGAACAATCTGTTCCATCTCATCATCCTGTTTCACAACTTCAATCTCAGCGGACTGCTCAATGGCTTCGCTCTCAAATGTGCGCTCTGGTGAATCAGCGATAACATAAACGAAACGTGCCAAGAAACCGGAACGGAAATAGTCCACAGTCAGAATCTCTGCAACCTTGCTGGTGATACCCATCAGATACATTAGGAAGTTTGTCTCGGCTCGCTCAGACTGAACAGCCTTAACACCTGAAGCCGCACCGGTGGCACGAATAACCACAGGGACATGGCCATCGTAAAGCTCGGTGAACTGGTCAGCAGCTGCAGCCATGTAGGTCTTGGTCACGAACTCCTTGAACATACCCTGAACTTCATCGCGGTGGAACAGCGAAGTAAGTTTGTCACGACCTGACAAGTGCTTTACCAAACCTTCAGCAGTAACGTTTGAACCGATATCGATCTGGTAACCAGCGAACTTCTCAAACGAACGGAGCATGCGTAGCATCAACTGGCGCGAAGTAGACTTACGCGACAGAGTGGTTTCACCCAACAGCATGAACCAAAGGTTCAAACCAAGCTTCCCATACTTTGGGGTAGCGTAACCAATGTCGGAGAAACAAGTTGACAGCATAGTAAATGCGCTAGCAATCTGATACTCAACAGCACCATCAGTTTTCTTGCCAGCCCACGCCACATATTTGTCAATAAAGGTTGGTGTGTTCGACACAATCTCACGCTCTGCATCAGTCAAGAAACTGATTGGCTTTTCAGGTGGAGTGTCATCAATGAAGATGGCCTCAACCTGTTCAACCTCGGCAGGGATCTGGAAAGTTTGGTGGGCGCGCTGAATCTCACGCCACAGGTCACCGTCCGGGTCAGAACGCTTTGGGCGGTCTGGGCGACGATACTTGTTACAGCGAGCGTGTTTAGCGACAGCAAACACTTCGTCAATGGTTAAGCCTTGACGGAACAGTTCCAGTTCAAGTTTCCACAGCATGCGAGAGTAGTCTGCGTTCGGGCCTGGCTCATCCATGAACAAAGACAACACTTCAGTGTTGCTTTTAATCTTGCCAAGGATACCCATAACGTCTGGCGTTATCTCTGGCATTGGTGCGAGTGACGGTTCAAGCACTGCATCAACCTTAACGTCAGCGTATGCGGCTTCAACTTCTTCAAGCTTGTAAACCAAGCCAGTGTTCACAGCCTCAACGACCTGTGCATCACCATACTTCGTGTTGCGTGAGTTAGGCACACGAAGCAACTTGGTTGGATTCCAACCTGAAAGGTCACAGCCTTGATCTTTGTGCCCATAAGCAACCTGCTTGCTAGCCATTGCTACGCGGTGTGGATCGGCTTCTGCATCCAGAATCCAGTATGCATGCCAACGCCCCTCAGAAGTCTTTACAATGATTGACGGCTGTAGGCGAAAGTTCTTCGGGTCACAAGTGTCAGCGTCCGAATACACAGCGGAAACGCTCTTAGCGTTCTCGCGGATGCGACGAGTTTCGTAAAACAAGATTGGTGAAAAGTAAACGTCTTCGTTCTCAAACTGTTTTGCGTAAGCAGCCATCGCATCAAGTTCGTCAGGGTAACTGAAAAACTTTTGCACTGTTGGGTTGCCACTGCCGTCCTTTGTGACGATTGTGGCATAGCCTGCCCCAGTGCCTAAGACTGACTCAAAAAAATCTATTGCTTGCATCATACCTCCTATTGTAATACTTCTCCTTGAAACGCTGGGACAGCAGGGATCGAACCTGCGACATCCGAATTAACAGTTCGGCGCTCTGCCATCTGAGCTATGTCCCAAAGTGGCCCCTGTTTATACAGGGGGGCCAACCTGTTACCAATGAACAAATAACCAAATAAGAAATCATCTTACCTTAATGTGCGAACCACCACACATCGAGCCTCAAGCAGGACTCGAACCCGCCACCTACGCATTACAAGTGCGTTGCTCTACCAGATGAGCTATTGAGGCTAGTGGCGAAATAATCCGCCAGCAGGTCATGAGCCTGCCCCTACCAAGCGAGAGTTCCCATTCGGTAAGTCTAGTGCCCCGGCCGAGAATCGAACTCGGACTACACGCGCCAAGGAGAAGAGCATGTGTTCCACCAGTGGGGGCTTGTGGACAGTTTTAAACCATGTCCAGGGTTGCCCATTAAGCCCAGGGACTGCCGACAGAGCCAGTCGGGATTGCGCCCATGCCCTTTAGCAATTCATCAGTGCTTGATGATGCGCCAGTGAAACCACCGACATTGTTCTCGTCTTCACCCGAAACGCTGTTAGCTACAAGAGTAACCTTAGCGCCTAGTGGCTTGCCGAGAAGTTCTGTAACATCTGGAACCTCAAAGTTACCAGCGTTAAGGTCGTAACCTAGAGCCTCAAAGAACGCCTTAGTCTTCCAGAACGCCTTACCAGTGTAAAGCGGAACGAAAGTGAACAGACGGCGGTTCTCGAACTGACCCTCAGAAACACGCAACTGAATCTTCAGTTGAGGCTTACCAGCGTTCTCGCCGTTCTTCACAGGAACAAGTTCCGCAGTGAAGATGGTAGTTGCATAAGTTCCCTTTGGAATCGGGTCATACGAACCAGAACTGGTCGAAGCAAGATCTTCGTTTGAAATGTTAATGTTAATGCTTGTCATTATTATTTACCTCCTACGGTGTTAATTGCATCAATGATTTTCTTGATGCTTGGTGCATACATCTTCGGCTCAAGACCGAAGCGGTTTCCGGTGACGAATCGATCGGAAGACTGCAAGTATAGCACACGCTCTACTCCGTTTTCGGTCTTTTCGCTAGTCATGTATCCGATGATATCTGGAATCGCTGGGAGAGTTCCCTTAGATGAACCAGGTAGCATTGGTATGGTCTTGACTGCACCGGTGTTGTCGTCCTTCTCATCTTGTGCATGAGTGACGATGATTGACAGGAATGGTGCGCCATGGAATGCACGAATAAGTTCATTCGTCCAGTTCTTCAGGTCACCCCAACGGCCAAACTTGTTGTTCTTGTTCTCAGGCTTTTCACCAAAGAACTTCTCTGCACGATCCATTGCAACACCAAGCGTGTCAATGATGACAGTCTTGTATTTGTGCTTCTGACCTAGCAGTGCTGATACTGTGGCTTGGAACTTTTCGTGAGTGTCAACCTCAACTACGTCCACGTCTTTCCAGTCGCGGGCGATAGCAGAAGAGCCGCCCTCAGTGTCAATTACGAGCACTGGTGAAAGGTCTTTCAGTTCAGCCGCAGATGCAGCGAACCAAGACTTGCCACGCTTCGGGTCTCCATACACCAAGATAGTCTTTGGTGTGTTGAGAGCCTCAGCTTTTTTTACATGCGCCTCGAAAGGCAGTGCTGGGAAATCAGTCATATTATCTTCCTCCTTTGTTTCCTTGTTTGAACAGTCTACCATATCTAATCGACATTGTTTACTATTTCTTTTAGTTGTTCTCTCAGAGCGGAATACTTCTTAACCGCTCTCATACCTGTTGTAGCACCCGAGAGTGCAAAATAAATCCCGAGTCCTATCAGGATAGCAGACTTATTAAAGTCTGTCAAATCCTTTCCAAAGTTAATTAGAAAAGCTCCTAACGCGAACCTCAATATTATCACAGGCGACACAGCCAGCCAGAACATTATGCTCGCTGTCTTAAGGTTGAACTCAACCCTCATAACCGTCAACAACTTTACAGTTAAAACACATCGGGTCACGCTCGAACTCTTCCAAGTCACGACCGCCAGACACTTCAGCCCACAAACGAACTAGACGATCCCACATAGACTGAGCGAACTCTTCGTCATAAGGGAAAGTGTAAGTCCACACATCAGGGTCATAAGAGCCGTCTCGGTTGATGAACACTAACGAACAAGCATCGATCTCAGTGCCAGACTTGTTCAAGCCCCACGCATAAATCTGCGCCTGTGCGTAATACTTCTTCAACGAGTAAAGCGCTTCAGCCGCTGCTTTAGTGTCCTTGGCTGTGCCATCAACCACCGCTTGCAACTGCTTAGACTTGTCACGCTTAGAAGTCTTCCAGTCAACCAAGTGCTTGCCATCAACAAGCACAAGGTCAGGTTTAGACTTCACAGTGCCGTAACCCTCAAGTTCGCCAAGGATAATAGTTTCCTCAATCTTGGCTGACTTGAACTCTGGGAACTCGTCAAAGTCCACAGTCTCAATACGCTTCTCAAGGAACTCGTGTGTAGCAGTCCCAATCTTTGCGCCTAGAAAGTATTTAAACTCTCCGCCCGGCATGCCCAGCAACTTTTTTGCCAAGTGGTATTCACATGGGTCGCTAAAGTCTGAAGCGCCAACCTTTTTCTGTTGGTCACGCGCAGACTCTTGCTTAAATAAACCTAGAGCCATGTCTCTAATTCTTGAATCAGCAATCATTTATAGTTCTCCTCATCTCCTAAAGTAAACAGTGTATCGTCTTCTGGCGAAAAGTCAATTCCGCCCCACACTCCCCAACTAATTTCGTCAGCAACTGCGTATTCGTAACAAAGTTTCAGCAACGGACAGCCATAACAAAGTTCTTCAGCATCATCCGCTGTAAGATTTTCTTGCTCTGTGTATGACCAGTAATCCTCGCCGCACTTCCTTACTATCCCATTCTCCTCTAATTCTGCCATCGTGTCAAGTAGCAAATTTAGAGGCTCTACCGCCTCAGGTTTTACCCCGAGGGCTGGGTAGAGATCATCGTTTAGCTTACGCTTCTTCGACACTACTTTTGTTCCTCAAAAGCCAATCTCGTAATCTCTTCGGAAGCGAGTAATACAGCGATAGGAGCACTAGCAGTAATAAGAACACCAATCCAAGCACGAAAGTCGACAAGATTGCCATCCCAAAATGATAAGGTATGAGCAATATTCGCAACGACCGATACCAAAGCAAACCCAGATAATCCAGCAAGTGTCCTCCAAACTGACTCTCCACGAGCCTTAAAAACGATTAGTGAAATAGTGTAAGCAAGGATAGCGGCATCAATGAACAAGGCCGGTAACCATTGCAAGTTGACTGGCAACCCAGTCCAAGCGGACACTTCATAAATGCCACTGAAAGAAACAGCAAACGATGAAATCATCAAGATGGTAACCAAACCCACAGCGGTAGCCAATACTGGCACAGCATCAGGGTTCAGTCTTGCGCTCTTCTTCTTAGGGGCTTGCACCAAAAGTGTAGCCTCTGCTTGCTTCTCAGCAAATTGTTCCTCTATAGTCATATCTTCCTCTTCCGTAAATTGGTGCTTAACAGCATTATAAATTGGTTCAAACCCTGTCACTTCATTCCTTAGCATTCTTCAAAATATCCAGTAGAGAGCGGTAAAGTTCTGGAGGCCAAGAAGCATCCAAGTCATACTGTTCAATAAACTTGATACCTTTCGCTACACGCAACTTAGCCAGTTCACCCTCCAAGTATTCAGCATACTCTTGAGGAGAATAAGTTGATGGAAAAAGTTTCCGGTCAACAACCCACTGGTTGTAAGCCTCAAGCAAACCAAGATCAATCTCAGTCTTCACCGAAACAATCTCACCAGTCACATCATCAATCATTTCATACTCAGTCATTAGGCCACTCTCCTCGAATAACCAACTGTGCAATGATTGCATAGTTAGCTAAGTCTAAGAAACTATCCTCAAGGCTTTCGTTCTGAGGCGTAGCCCCAGAATCCATTAGGTGATTTATGCGAGCCAACTTGTCATGCATGCGAACACGCAAACCATTCAGAGGCCCACCAGGCGAACCGCTAATGTTCTTCGGCCCGTAATCTTCATGCTTCTTTAGGAGCACCGCCTGTGAATCCGCATAAACTTTTTCAACAGCTTTTTCAAAACTATTCATTACCATCTCCATCCATACTCATTATCGCAATTACGCAAACCAAAAGGATTGCAATGCTAAGAACGACCTCCAACTATTCTACCTCAATCCAGCCAAAATATTTGTAAGAACCGCATGTGTTGCACCAGTTATTTGCGAACTCTTCGCCACCCTCATGCCCACATCCGGCACAACCATAATACTTTTCACTCATTGTTTCCTCCTTTGATCTTATACCTTGCACCATTCATCAACTCACTCTGCGGAGTCAACATGATAGCCTTTTTAGCTAACGCCAAAAAGTTTTCACTATCATAATTTGTCATCTCAAAATCATCATCAACTTCAAACTCGATAACATTTCTTACAGCCACTTTGATAGTTCTACTCATAGTTAGCTCGTCTCCCTGTCATAAGCCCAGTAAGCACAAGGCCAACACATGCCTAGGACACCTGCCGGTTCGTTACAACGCTCGTTGATACATTTACTCTCGCTCATTCACTCTCCTTATTTTTCTGCCATTCAATACCCCAGTCAGAACCTGCTTGGAATCCCTCGCTTGTTCCGGCTCTAAATGCCAGAATCTCAAACCTATCAGCCTTACGCCATTCCAAAACATCTCCGCCACCATTGCATGATTGTAGGTGGTCTCCAGTCATCCTAGACTCAGGGATTTCGCAATCACAGTCTACAAAACTTTCGTCAATCTCTTCCTCATATTCGCCACAACAGTCGGCTTCTCCACAGCCCCAGATAGTGTTGTCTTGCTTTATATAGTAAAGGCTCACTTGTTCTCTCCCTTGATAAGAGCGATAAGGATTGCTCGTTTCGCATTGAAGTCTTTACTGCGACCAAATGCTTTAGTAAACGCTACATCTTGTAGCAGTTTGATAATGCGTTTACGTTCTAATCGTTCACCCCACTTGACTCCAGCTTCACGACCACGCTCGAATTCAAATTCACTCACTTGTTCTCTCCCTCTCCCTTGTTCTGTTCCAAGTGCTTGCCTTGGTCGATTAGGTCTGCCAACCGCTCAATCGTCAAACGCATAGGCTCCGACGCTTTGCGACTTCTCAACCAATCAGTAATTGCTTTACGTTCATTCATTTCTTACCACTCTCCTTTTCACGCAACGATTCATTCATTGCTAACTGTTCACGAACCAACTTAGACAACTGACCCTCATCATAAGTGTCCTCCGCAATAATCTCATACGAAACAACACTACGAGTTTGGCCACGCCTATCCAAGCGACCAGCGGCCTGCTCATTCAACAAACGGTTGTCATCCTTAGACAACCAAACCACTGTTGAACAAGCCTCCTGCAAGCCGTCCGTCCCCTCACCAATAGCAGAAATAACAGCCACAATAAACTGAATCTCGCCACCGATGAAAGCTTCCAAATATTCATCACGCTTCTTTTGTGGAACAGCACCAGACCACTCCACAGCGTTGTAACCAAGGTTACTCAACCTTGATACAACAACCCTAGCAAACTTTTGCGAGTGTGTCAACACCAACATTTGTTCACCCACAGGGCTGTCAGTAATGATTTCACCCAACTCGTCAAACTTAGAAGAACGACAGTTGATATCAAAATCGACACTACCATCATCAGCAATAGTAGGCACACCCAAAGTGATCTGGCGCAGACGAACACGCATAGCCACAGGCACTTCAACCACCAAAGGGTTCTCCCCAAGCCAGACCAACAAATCTTTTTCCAACTGTTTATAAATCTTCTTCTGCTCAGGCGACAACTGAACCACACGCTCTTCCACAGTCATAGGTGGAAGTTGCCCATCAATACCATTCGGGTGTTCAACACAACACTGCTCACGCTTCAAGTGACGGATGTAACAAGGAATGCTTGCAACAATTTCCCCAGGATTTCGTTCTCCATCAGGCACTTTCCCCGCGAAAAAATCGTCGCGGGTTTTTAGGAATTTTCCAACCCAAGCCCAATAAGACTTACCAGCCAACTCAGGAAACACCCACTTCAAAATAGACCACATACCGTCAATGCGGTTACCAGCAATCGTCCCAGACATAGCCAAGCGAGCCTCAGACTTTAGCGAATGCAAAGCAACAGCAGTCTTAGCCTTGCGGTTAGATGCGCGGTGAGCCTCATCAAAAATAGCCATGTCAACCTTTTTGAAAGCAGACCAACTAAACCTGCGGAAAAACTCTGGACTAATCAAAAACCAACCCGGGCGACCCAACATAAGGTCAGCGTAAGCGCGTTTCCCCTCAACACTGCTGTTGATGTAACGAACAGTAGCCGAAGGCTCTTGGCGTTTGATAGTGCGTTCCCAAGCGCGCTTATGAGTGCCCTTAGGGGCAATCACAAGCACACTAGAAAACTTCATCCTCTTAGCAACCTCAATAGCGATAAGAGTTTTACCGCCACCCACCTGAGTAGCAACAATACCCGAACCACCATTGGCAACAATCTTGTCAATGTCAGCAAGTTGATACTGATAAGGAATAAGTGGCTGTTCCATTAGACCTCCCAGTTGAGTTCTGGGTAAGCCTGTTTGATAACCGCAAACAACTCGTCAGGGTCATTCTCATACACAGGCTTGTCAAACCGGCCACCCTCAACACCGCACTCAGCGGTTTCACTGTCAGCAAGCCAACAAGTAATCTCAAGACTCTCAGTCATAGGGACAACTTCATCAACAATACCCTTTAGCCAATCAACATCGCTCTGATAAGCCTCAAAGTCGATCTGGCGCAAAAAACTGTCATCATCGTGTTCGTAATACATTATTCGGTCTCCTTAGCTGGTGAGTGACATGTGCATCCACATCTCAAATCACCTATGTGTTCAATACAATCTGTGTGATAGTTTGGTGACAAACACCAACCAAACTTGCTAGTTCCTGCCATTGTTATCAATCCAATAACTTTGTTGAATAGCACCAATGCTAGAACCAGGGTCATACAATTTAGATTTAGGGTTCTTCACTCGGGAGTCCCTCCATAACAAGTATGGAAGAACCGCCCAAAGTGGAGAAAGAACCACAACCAGTCCTATTATCTGGATGCTAACACCTGCTCGAAATAACCTGCACGATAAATTTGTGGGATAACAAACTCGTCACCAGACACAAACACAATATCGTCATCAGTCAACTCAACCTCAGCCGAACCAGACACTGAACCAGCACCCAACTCAAACACAGACAAGTTATACAAGCCGTTAGGCAGCCTAACAATAGACCACTTACCATGTGCATCACTTTCAGTGTGCGCCATGTGTTCAGTGACTTCTAGAATCTCCTGAACAGTCTTATAGTTAGTTGTTCCAATAGCCTTACCGAGTTGTGTTCTAGGCACACCGGCCTCGTCAGCCAGCCGAAGAGCCATATCACGATCTTGTCTATAAGACGAAATACGCTCCTCGAACTGAGCCTTGAGTTCAGCCTCGATAGTCGCCTTGGCAATCGTAAACGCCAAGTGCTTTTCTGCCAGAGCATCAAGACTGGCTTTTGCGTGGGGCGATAATCGGGTCATACTATACCGACACCCCAACACCAGCCGAGGCTAGAATAGTGCCACTCTGGGTTTCCAAAAACACAGTAGTGTC